GTAGTCGGTCCTGGCGGCAGTCGAGGACGAGGCGCAGATCGCGGTGGCCAACCACAGGGAGAACGCGCTCGACCAGGGGGCCTCCAAGTTCCAGTGCAGGGCGGAGGTCACGACGGACAGCTGCTTCTCCACCGGGATGGACATGATCACTTTCTTGCTGAAGACCAACTCCTCCTCGATGGCGATCTTCGTGGAGTACATGACGGAGTCCAGGACCTCGAGCTCCGTCGAGTAGTTGAAGTCCAAGCTGTCCTTCTTCATCATCAGGGCCATCCCGTCCGCTGCCAAGTTCAAGTTGGTGGAGAACATCCCCTCGAGGTTCGGCAGGGCGGCGTCGTCGGAGTTCGAGGTGGGCTCCACGTAGTCGTCCGGGTAGTAGTCGTCGAAGTAGTTGGTCTCCTCTCCCGCGAACATGTCGAAGTCCAGCCTCATGGAGAAGAACGACGTCGTGTTCACGAAGTCGGCCAAGGACTCCTTCATGTCGGTCTCCATCTCGACCCCCTTCGAGGTGATGTGGATGGTGTCGAACTTCGGGAGGCTCATGACGAAGGAGCTGAGGTCCAAGATGGACGCCGTGCCCATCGTCACCTTCTCGAACTCCCTCATCCTCGAGGTCTTGAACTCCTCGATCATGTCGGAGTGGTACTTGGACTTGTAGGTGCCGATCTTGTACGCTATCCCCGTCGAGAGGATCCAGGCCCTCCAGTGGGTGAGCGTCCTCTTGATGACCAGGTTGAGGGGCACCATCCTGAACGCCTTCATGGTGGGCTTCTCCACCTTGTAGACGAAGTTCTTGACGTGGATCATCTTGATCTCGGTCTTCGTCACGAACTCCACGTACGAGTGCGGGTACTCGACCTTGAAGCGGCTGATCTCCCTCGAGACCATCTTGTCCATCAAGTCCGAGGGGCTCCCGTAGATCTTGAAGGACAAGACCTTGGACAACCTCTCGACCCTCTCCTCGAACTCGATCTTGGCGTTGTGCTCCAGGAACATGAACTTCCCCTTCAGGCCCTTCAAGAACATCGGCTCCCCCCTGAACAGCGTGGAGTCCTTGATCACCACGTTCATCGTGTCCTCGTCGTCCATCTGGTACCTGGACGCCCTCTGGATGGTCTGCAGGATGGAGTCCCTCCTCGTCCTGGCGTCGGTCTTCAACCTCAGATTGGAGATGTCGCTCAAGCTCCCGAGGGCCATGATGCTCTCCAAGGTCTGGTACTCCACGCTCTGGGGCGTCTCCTCCTCCGACGAGAAGACGTAGGCGGGGTTGAACTTGTAGTAGTACCAGACGGACATGTCCTCGTCCCGGTTCCAGGTCGTGGCGAAGTCGCTGATGACGGTGATGGTCTTGGCCTTGGAGAACCTGGAGAACCACTCCGCGTAGATCCTGACCATGGTGAAGGTCATGTTCGGGAATCTGTTGATCATCGAGGTCATCGGGGAGTTGGTGGCCTCCGTGATGTCGACGCCCAAGACCTCGAGGAAGGACGTCAACGCGGAGTAGTGCCTCATCCTCACCTCCCGCTTCCTGGAGAACAAGGCGTCCAGGATGTCCTCGGCCGACGACATGGTGGAGGAGCTCCTGTTGTAGAGCATGAGGGTCCGCGACTTCGGGTGCCTGTTGATCTTCACCTTCCTCATCTTCTTGATCTTCTCCAAGGTGGTGTGGTAGTTCTCGATCACGGGCTTGAGCACCATGAAGGCGTCGACGAAGGACCTCACGGTCTGGACGCACAACAACTTGTAGACGCAGTCGAAGAGGGGGGCCGGCTCCTCGTCGGACCCGAGGAACCTGGCGGAGTTCACCAAGGACATGGCCCGGACCACCGAGTTGTACCTGAAGGACCCGGAGAAGGCGTAGGTGGCCTTGACCCTCATGATGTAGGACCGCAAGTACGTCTTGAAGTCCCTGATCAAGTGGACGTTGGACGACTTGTTCAAGTGGAGCATCTCCATCTCGTCGGACGTCAGCTCCCCCCAGGAGTTCCAGACCTTGCTCTTCAGCTCCTTCAGCTGCTTGTCGGTCCTGTACGAGGTGGTGATGGTCGCCTTCCCGAGGGTGTCGTAGTCCAAGTCCTCCGCGTGCGTCGTCAACTCGGACGTGGCGTAGTAGTTCGTGTAGAACTTCCTCAACATCGAGTTCTCCTCCGTGTCCGCGACCATCACCTCCGGCCCGAAGGAGAGGATCTCCAAGGGGTACTTCAAGGGCAGGAATCCGAGGCTGAACGGCAAGTCCATCTCCTCGCACTCCAAGAGGCTCTTCAAGGCGTCGATGAACTCCTCCGAGAAGTTGTACCAGATCATCAAGTTCTCCCTCATCGTGAACATCGCCGTCTCCAAGGTGTGCAGGTAGCAGTTCGCGTCCCTCAACCTCTGGATGGAGGAGATGGCCTCCTTGACGGCCTGCTCCGGCCTGGTCAAGTCCACGATGTTGACCGAGTTGTAGCAGTCCTTGATGGAGGCGACGTACGACCTCTTGAGGATCGTGAAGACCGAGTTGAACTCCGTCACGGCCACCTGCAAGGCGGTCTTCTTCCAGTTGATGTGGATGTTCGCCAGCTTCCTGAAGCCCGTGTACATGTCGGAGAACGCGATCAGGGTCCTGGCGATCTCGTCCGCCGTCTTGGAGTTGTTGTTGAACTTGAAGATGGCCATCTTGGTGGAGTCGTCCGAGCTGATCAAGGTGGTGGAGGAGAACTGGACGGACTTCGTCGCGAATATCCTGGACATCAGGTGGTCGGAGTAGTCGTCCACCAAGCAGTGCATGAACCCGCTCCCGTGCTGGAGGTTCCCCTGGCCCATCCCGGAGTGGATGATCATCATCCCGGTCTCGGTGGAGTACTCCTTCACCTTGGATATCACCGAGTCCGCCTCCACCATCTCCTCGGACCAGGTCTCCAACTTGTCCTTGAGGGCCTTCGGCATGTACAAGATCTTCGTGGAGTAGGCCGCGAACATGGTCCTGAAGAAGTTGGAGTACGACACGGGCAAGTCCTTCATCAAGACGTCGCAGATGATGGTGTAGGTGCACATGACCATGGAGGGGGCCCACTTGGAGGCGTCGGAGTTGAGCGAGCAGGACAAGGCGGAGTGCGTCTTGGAGGCGTTGGTGACGCTGACCTCGTCGGCGTACTTCAACAACGTGCTCGACTGGATCTCCCTCTTCTTGGACTCCTTCGTGATCATGTCCTTGGGGTGGCTGGAGCACATCTCCTCGAAGAACGTGTTCATCATCGCCGTCGCGATCCTGGTCTTGATGGTCTGGATCAGGATCTCCCTGGC